CGCATGAGAAAGTTGAAGCGCTCAAGAAGGCGCTTACCGCTGCCGGCATCAAGCATACTATCGAGATCGATGGCGAGTTCTGGTGGGGCGGTCACTACGTCAAGGACGACACAGTTTGGAAGGGCGTGAAGTCAGGTGACTACGAATCGTGGTCTATCGGAGGCTCCGCCCACAGGAAGGCAGCAGAATAAATGCCTAATGATCTTACGGACCTCAAAATCAATGAGGTTTCTTTTTGCAAGCGTGGAATGAATCAACACGCAAGAATTGCTTTGTTCAAGTCTGCGGACAAGGCCAATGAAGGCGGAGCATCCGCCGTATCCCCAGCCGAAACGAAGGATGATCCCAATATGGCTGCTACCGAAACTCAGGTCGCTGATCTGACGAAGAGCGTTGAAGACCTGAAGAAGGTACTAGACGACGCCAAGGCTGAGCTTGCCAAGGCCGAAAGCCTTGCGAAGATGAGCGACGCCGCTAAGACCTATATGAAGTCGCTTGACGATGCCGGCAAGGCCAAGTTTATGTCGCTGTCGCCTGCCGATCAGGAAGCTAAGGCTTCTGCGGTCAAGAAGAACGACGAGACGCTTGAGCTTCACGGCCAGACCATTCAGAAGTCGGCTGTCGGTGATGGCATGTTCGCCATTCTCAAGGCTCAGTCTGTTGAGATCGCCAAGATGCAGGAAGACGTTGCCAAGGCTCGCGGCGAAGCCGAGATCCAGGTTCTTGCCAAGCGCGCCGATGATGAGCTTGCCGCTCTCCCTGGTGATCGTCTGGCCAAGGCTCGCATCCTGAAGGCGTCCGACGCTCTGACTGCCGAAGACAAGACCGTCTTTGACCAGATGCTCAAGGCCGCGAATAGCTCGCTTGCCAAGGCGTTTACGTCGGTTGGCAAGAACGGCACGAAGGAAGTCGCTGAGGGCTCCGCTGAAGATCAGCTTCAGAAGAAGGCCGAAGAGATCGCCAAGCGCGATAGCGTTTCGGTCGCCAAGGCTTACGAGACGGCCATCACCGAGAACCCGGACCTTTACGAGTCCATCGAAACCCCCAAGGCGTAAAGGACCTTACTCATGGGCGCTACATACGACAATCGTTCTCTAGTTACCATGGTCGCCGAGGCGGACATGCGTAATGATTTCTTCAAGTTTGTTAAGCACGGCACGACTGCCGAAGGTATGCTTCGTGCGGATGGCACGGGCGAGGTTATCGGCGTTCTCTCGGCGAAGCCTTTCACCGGTCAGCCGGGCGCTGTCGGTATTGCTGGCAAGCTTCGCGTTCGCGCGGGCGGCACTATTGCTATCGGCGCGAAGGTGACGACCGATGCTAACGGCCTTGCCGTTGCCGGTTCCACCAACGTTCTCGGCACCGCTGCAACCGCTGGCGTCAATGGTCAGCTTATGGAAATCTTCTTCACGAAGACCGGCGCTTAATCGCCCTAAAAGGATAAACAGATATGCCTATCACACAGGGCGACGTTTATGTCAGCGCCCCTCTAACGAATATCTCGGTCGGTTACGCTCAGGACGCGCGTAACTTCATTGCCGATCGTGTTTTCCCGCGCGTGCCGGTCGCTATTCAGGGCGGTCAGTATTGGGTGTGGAACCGTGAAGACTGGAACCGCAACAACATGAAGAAGCGTGCCGATGGGACCGAGTCCCAGGGCACCGACCTGAACGTGTCGCGTAAGAACTACTTCGCGTCCGTTTGGGCTCTCCATGTTGATATCGGTGATCAGACCCGCGCCAACGCTTCTTCGGCTTTCGCTCTTGATTCGGACACCACTCGTTACCTGACGGGTCAGTACCTTATCAATAAGGAAGCGAATTTCGTCAGCGCCTACTTCAAGACTGGCGTCTGGGGCACGGACTACACGGGCGTTGCTTCGGGTGCCAGTGGCAACCAGCGCGTGCAGTGGAGCGACTATACCGCTTCCGATCCGATCGCGGATATCCAGAAGGCGATTATCCGTCAGCTTCTCTTGACCGGCCAGCGTCCGAATAAGCTCGTTGTCGGTATCGATGTCGATTACGTTCTCAAGAACCACCCCGATATCGTTGATCGCGTCAAGTACGGCGGCACCAACGCCTCGCCTTCGATGGTTAATGATGCAGCGCTTGCAAGCGTATTCGGAGTTGATGAGTATCTTGTTTCTAACGCCTCGTTTAACGCGGCGGAAGACGGCGCTGCTGAGAACAACC